TATACGATACATTTGCCTCTGCTAATGCTGTATCAGCTTCTCGCTTGCGTTGTTCAATAGCTTGTTGAGCTTGTGCTGATTGCGTTTGTTGTTGAATAACTTGCTCAGCTTTTTGTTTAAACTCATTTGTAGTATAATCTTCAAGAAAATCATTACTATCAATATTCATAGCCTCAATAAGTTTAGTTGCAAGAACTGCAGGTGCTTCTGGTTTAATTACCATGCCTGCACCTTGATTATTTAATCCAGGCAATATTTCTGCACCAATTTTAGTAAGCTTATTAATTACTGTTGAATTAGAGTTTTCGCCAATATCAAGAAAAATTTCTACATCCATAGAAGAAGGTAGTTCATTCATATTAACGCTACTATATATGCCATCTATATTAAAAGATTGTTTGCCTTTCATATTGTTGTACATAGTTCTATAGATACCTGCAATCAACCGCTTAAATCCAGTTTCCGCAAATCTACGCGCGATATGCTGGATTCTCTTTTGTGCTGCTGATTGAACAGCGCTAAGTTTTTGCTCAGAGTTACCCGATACATAAAGCGTATCGTTAAGTCCTTGCGCGGCCTTAGACATTCCTGTCGCTTGCTCTTTAATAAGTTGTAGATGTTCAAGCAGCGGTACAGTACCTGTAGAAATAGTTTCTGGTGGCAATTGAGCTACAGCTGCTTGTGGATTACCGTTAGTAGGAATAATTTGTTTAGGCTTCATGTTTTGAAGTGCGCTAAAATCTACTACATTCGGATCTGCCAACTTAGGGCTATAGTTAGTAAGATAAGTATTTTCAACAAATCCACGAAGAATAGCTGTACTAGCCAACGTAGAACTGCGTGTAAAGTCTGCCATTGACAAACCATAAAATTCGTGTGGTATGTCAATAGGTACAATAGATGCAAGCGGTACAAACTCTACGTCTTCTTCATAAAGAATATGATCGCCTACTGTAATAAAATGTTTTAATTCTGCAATGCCATCGCCATCACGATCTACGCGTAACCATGACTCTGTAAGTGTTACTTCTTGATTTGCTTCAGTAAGGTAAGTACCTTTTCCTTGATAACCTTGCCAGTAACTTTGACCTGTGACATCTTTTCTAGCAGCCACATCTTCACTGTATTTACCACTTCCAAGCCAGTCTTCATCAGTGCCAAGACGACTCCATTCATCTTCTGTAATGCTTTCACCCCACTCTGGGTAATAGCGCCGAATGTCTGAACGAGACATTTCTGACTGGATGCCAACAAAGACAGCATCATCAATATCTTTTGCTTCATTTGAAATCCTAAATGATTCGGGTGGAATCACTTCTAGTTTAACTTTACTTTTATCAATGCGTTTGCGAAGTCGCACATCAACATACGAAATAATCTCTGATGTTGGGTTGAGCGTAAGCTCGCCGACGATTTCTAGATTTTCATCTGCAAGGATCTCGTCAAGTTTAGCCTCATCGATTTCCTCATATTCTTCCATAACGTAGTCAAAGTCTTCTACATAATCCCAGCGAATAACTGAGTTCTTCCAGAGAAGCGATGACTTCATCCAAGTTTGCAGTATTTCCCAGCCTTTATTCTTTTTAAAAATACAATAGTTAACTAAGTTACTTGCGTCTTTAGCAGCTTTAAAGGCTCCAGGAGTATCATCGTAAGGAACAAAACGAGCAATTTTATTATTGTTTAAAAACAAATCTGAAAGAACTGCTGTATAAGCTTCAACTACTTCAGTAGTACTTGTATCGACAATAGAACTAACGCCTTGCGGTGTCAAATGTTCTTGCGCTACTCCAGCATACTCGTAAGTAGCTTTGAGCCTTTCTCTGGTTAAGTCACTGCTGTTAAGCCAGTCACCTGTAGAGTTTTGAATACCTTGATCAATAAGGTTAATTAATTGTTCGTCATCGACAGCTTCTTTATATTTATAACTAGCCATCAATACTTACCGCCTGTTCCGCTATAAAATGGCTTACTGCTTTCCATAGCTTTTTGATTATAACCTTTACTTCCGGGTTGCGAGAGAGGTGTTTTACGCTCTTTTGTTTTTCGCACTGGTTGTACAGGTTTAATCTGTTGATAACTTCCTGTTTTCATTTACCGCTCCTGGGTTTATGTATGCGTCTCTTATTTCTTGTAATGTTCTATTACAACCTATACAGTAGGTTTTTGTTTTATCTAAGATACAAACTTTAATACAAGGACTTACCATTTAACTTTGTTAGCCCAATAAGCTGCACTCATTGGTCCTTTATCTATGTTTGCTTTATGCCTTGCTTTCCAGGCTTTATTACGTTTACTTCCATCTGGACTTCCGCTTACGCCTTGAGATCCAAACCTGATAAGCTTAGGTTTGCCGTTATTGTTTACAACTACAGCATGACTTTTAGTTTTATGATTTGGTGTTCTTTTAGGTTTATTGTAACCTGAAAATCTTTCACCTGCTACTTCAATACTCATTTTGTTTCATGCCCCATCCAAATTCCGAATACGCCTGTCATGACACCCATGACAACCGATACGAAAGCAGATTGTGCTGCAGTGGGTTCAGGCAAGGCCATAAACCATTCAGCGCACCGCCAAGACATAAGGGTACTTATAAGCATCATAAACCTAGGTAATATTTTCCATTTTAAAAAAGTTTCTACTGACATCAGAAGTATGTATTCAAGATCTCTAGTTGATCGTTGTACATTGCTATTTGATTAAGTTCTTCTTCAATTGCTTCAATAATATCAGAGTGTTCCCCGATACCCGCAGGATTTTTAAGATAGACTTCAATGTTAGCCACATGTTTAGCAATGTGTCCTTCTGCGTGTTTTTTAACTGCTTCTATTAGTGTAGCTTCCATTATGTTTGCCTCGCCTTTTTAATTTTCTTTTTAGCACTCTTTGTGTTCGCAACAAATTGTTTACCTGCTTTTGTACCTTCTCTCTTTTTCCGAGTGGTAGCAGCGTGTTCAGCTGCTGTAAGGCTTCCCACAGCTGAAGCTGGCATATAACGCTCGCCAGTAGCCAACGGACCTTGCATAGAAGGTTTGCCACTTCGAGTCCTCCACTTTTGCTTAGTCCACTTTTTAAGTGACTTTTGCTGTTTAGTAAGACTCATGACGTATACCCGCCGCCTTTGGCTTTGTATTCTTTGGCTACCATTTGCATTTTCCTAGCGCTGATCTGTCCGGGTTTGCCACCTTTACTACCAGCTAGAATGCGTTGATAAATACTTTTGCGAAGCCCTGGATTTGTGTAATTACCAGAACTATTAACTGTGCTCTTTTTCTTTGACATAACCTGCGCTCCTCACTAAAAACCATCTTCCTTTTAAAACTGGGCATTTATAAACATAGCGTTTACCTTTATGAATTCTAGTTCTTTTCATATCAAACCATTTTTTCTTTTTCATAAGTTGGGCCTTTCCTACCCCTAGCGGCCCAGACTAGGTGAGGACAACGGTAGATTACTGAAGAGAAAGCTTACTAAGCTCTTCCTCTAATTCTTCGTCCGACAAGTCTGAAGCATCTAAGTTTGTTTGTGTTACATCCTGACGAGATAGTTTAGGTGCTTGATACTCTGCAAGGATACTTGCTACCTTTACAATTTGGTCTGTGTCACCTTCTTCCATTGCCTGTACTAGCACATAGTTCAGTGCAGCCATAGCATCAGGGGCCTCATCACCTAGCTCTTTCATAGCAACAATAGTTTGCTTTGCCAATTCTTTTTTCTCTTTATTCTTACGGCGCACCTCTAGTCCTCGTTTGCGCCATTCATCAGCCATCTCAGAGTCTTTTATAGACACCAAGTTTTTAAGTCCTGGATGGTCTGGGTCTCCCCTTATAGCCATTGCGTGTTCTCCTGTTCAAACGAGCCTACTTTTTCTCGCCATGATACTTTGTCGTCTGTGAGCTTATGTTGATGAGTCCTGTAGGCCTCGAATGCAATTGCAAGAGCCATAACAGTATCGTCAAAGTTTCCTGCGAGGGCATTAGTTGAACCATTCTCTGCTGAGACATAAGTTTTTAACTCTCCTACTATGACGTCACTAGGTATCCACAAGTCTTCCTCTTCAACAGCTCGTTTTAAGTTGCCGATAATCATAGGCTTTGTGGAAACAGTAGTTCTAAATCCAGGCTTACCACCTTCATCGTTTAAAAGGTTAGCTGCTTTAGTTTGATAGTAGAGATTTATGTAATTCATTTGTTTTAGTCTATTGAGAGTTGCAATCCCCAAAGAGTTACTCTCTACTGCTAGTAAAGCATTGTTAAAATACCTGCCAAGGTAAAAAAGAATATCACCAAAGTTACTTGGATCCGTAAAGTTGTCTCTGAATAACGCACAAACTTGCCTCTCTTTGTTAAGAACAACAGCAGTACTATAGTCTTGGCCTACTCCTAGCGAAACGTCAGCTCCAATAATAAATCTGTCGTCAAAACTAGGAGGAATCCACACTTCTAGGTGACCTTCTCTAGCATCTTCAAAGTAATTACTGTTTTCGTCAAATTCTCTGACATAGTCTGGGGCTTTTACTGCAATACTGTTAACTGCTTCTTGATCAAAGACAGAATTACCAGTTACTAAAAAAGCTTCTTCAGGACTTGAGGGGTATTCTTGCTTAAACTTGCGTTCCCCT